AATATATTGACGATAACATTGCCGTATCTCAATAGCTTTAACTCTTAACCCAAATAACCAAACCGAAATATAATCCAATGCACGATCCAAATAAGTCTTATGGCATATGGAAAAATCTGGTCATTGGTAATGGCATATGGAGAGCTATGGTTTATAGGAACAAGTTTGAGAGATGGGACGATAATTTCGTTGACATCAAAGACATGGAGCCTAAAGAACTATTTGAATATTACTCATCCACTAAAGAAATAATAGAAAACTACAAACCAAAGAAAAATATGAAAATAGAAGTAAGCACCGCAGAGATTGACCCGCACACAGAAGTGTTCGCCCTAGACGTAGACGAGGCATCATTGCAGCGTTTGCAGTATGGGGAAGTTGGAAGCCCACATCCCTACGTCAAGGTAGCCGATGTCACCAAAGCCCTGCAACCCAAGGCTCCACGTAGCGACAGCGATCTCTTAGATTTGATAGACAACCAAGGCTACACCTACTGCTTCTTTGCCTCCGAGGGAGAAGTTACAAAGAACAAACACAGATGCGTTGCCATCTATTCACCTACTGGTCAGCAACTTACAGGGGTTGCAGAAGGATTTGAAACTGTCAGAGAAGCCCTTGGCTACGTCCTAGACATGGAGGAGGCAGGGTAGCATGAACGAATTACTGCAAGGATATATTGACTCAGGTGAGCCACTACTAAAGATGGACGGATTCGATGATTGCATTGCAGGGGTCGTAGAAAGAATAGGACAGAACCCAATCATTTGCTATGACAAAGCTAAGGTTATTGACCAGATGATTGCCGATGGCATGACGCAAGAAGAAGCAGTCGAATACTTTGAATTTAACCAAATAGGTTCGTGGGTAGGTGACAGAACACCTTGCTTCCTAATATCAGAAGTGTGAAAGAACTAATTTGAAAGTAGAAAAGCCATATAACTCAGGTCAATGGACTAAGGCTCGTTACAGGAGCTTTATCATGTCAGCACTACGCCGTGCTCAATGGCCTGTTAAGTATGAAGCTATTCGATCTGCCTTTGTTCGTGATGGTGTGAACCCCGCAACAGGGCGCAAGTGTAAGCTGCACAAGTGCTCTGCTTGCGGGGAACTATTCCCTGCTAAGGATATGAGAGCAGATCACATTGACCCCATCGTCCCGGTCACTGGCTTTGACAACTGGGACTCACTCATAGGCAGACTGTTCTGTGAGATAGGTGGGTTCCAGGCTATCTGTGTGGAGTGCCACGCCGTCAAGACCAAGGCTGAGAATGCAGAGCGAAAGAAAAACAAACTAACCTAACAGAATATGATTTATTCAATAAGTAAAAAAGATGAACTGAACATGGCTTTTAAATACGCCAGAAAAAGAGGTATGCCCTACTACTCTTACAGCCATGACGAGAAGTTGATTGAGTTTGATAAAATTAAAAGAGCTAATTTTAAGAATGGCATCGAAGGCAATGAAGTCTTGCAACTCTTGCATGGCTTAGGCTTGGCTTGGAGTTACTTCCCTCACCACTGGGAGGTTCAAGTTTTGAAGATGAAAAGACCAATAGATGTTTATAACGATGACAAACTATTAAAGAAAGCCTTAGCTTCTAGGATTAAATATGGAGGCAAGGTTGGATTAGATGGTTACATGACGGATGCCAATCTAAGGAAGGCTATCAGAACTGCCTCTGGGGTTCAGGCTGTAAGTAATTTTAGACCCGTAGCAGCATCGTCCATCTATCATAAATATGCAAATGGTGGTGTTGTCTGGGACATGAGTTGTGGATATGGGGGTAGATTGATTGGAGCTTTAGCTTCTGGTTCTGTCAAAAAATACATAGGAACTGATCCATGCGAATTGACCTATAAGGGTTTGAAAAACATTAAACATGACTTTCACCGCATCGACATGGAGGTAGACATAAACATGGTTGGCTCTGAAGATTTTGTTCCCGGCGAAGAAGTAGACTTATGCTTCACGTCTCCCCCCTATTTTAATACAGAAGAATATAGCAATGAGCAAACTCAGAGTTGGAAGAAATACCCCACTAAAAAAGAATGGTTAGAGGGCTTCTTAAGAAAGACTATGCAGAATTGTTATAGATGCTTGAAGAACGATGGCTTGATGATGATTAATATCGCCAACGTCAAAGCATATCCAAACCTAGAAACAGATGTTTTAAGGATGGCTTACTTGGAGCATTTTAAGATTGACGATATTCTTTTGCTCAGATTGAGTAGCATCATGGGTGGATTTAAATACGAACCTATTTTTATATTTAGAAAATAATGCTTGATTCCTTATTTGCATTTCTTCAACATCAATAAATCACTAACTAATAATATTATGTCTAGAACTAAACCAAGATCAACAGGGTCTTCAAACCCTGCTACCAAGTTCCTTCAATGGAACACACAAGCTTCCGCATGGGAGTTTTACGATAAAGAAGCCCAAGCGTCTAAAACACTACCACAAGACACAGGGTTCATCATCCTCGACCAACTCATCACCGCCAAGGGCTGGGACGACAGAAAGAACAGCGCAATCTGGGCTAACGAAGTCTATACTGTAGGAGACAAACTTACTCTCCGTAATAAGGAAGGTATCGTTGCCACAGGTATCTGGTCTGAAGTAAAGACTGTGCATGGCGTTAAGTTCACCAAGTCTGTCTACGCTATGGCTAAGGTTGGTGAGGGCTACGAGCTTGTTAACTTTCAACTCAAGGGCTGTGCTCTTACAGCATGGATTGAATTTGAGGACAAGGTTGGTGGCTCCAATAAATTAGAAGGAGACATCGTTGTAGCAGTTACCGAGGCAGTCGAAGACCGCAAGGGTGCTGTAAGTTACAACAGACCAGTCTTTAACATTGTATCCAACACATTGTCCAACGAGGCTGCTCTCCAAGCGGACAAGATGGATGGAACGCTACAGGAATACCTGTCCTCCTACCTCAAGGTAGAGAAGCCCACTGAGGACGATGAAGAGGAAGAGAGTGAGCCAGAGATTGCTTACTCGGAGCCTGAAGTTATCGCAAACCCTTTCTAGGCATATGGGGCTAGCCCTTCCCCTCCGGGGGCGGGGCTTTATTTTATCATGGTAAAAAAGACTAACCCTAAGGATGCTTGTGGCATAAAGAAAGTGCCGCTATCAGGTATGCCAGCCAACGTGCTACTTGAAGCAGGGCTTGTGAAGCTACACGGAGACTTGAAGTATGGCAGGTTCAACTGGCGTGAAGCAGGTGTCAGAGGCTCCGTATACTATGATGCTGCCTTCCGTCACCTAGCCGCCTGGTATGAAGGAGAGAACGAAGACCCAGACTCTGGACTGCACCACATCTCTCATGCCATAACAGGTCTTGCCGTCCTAAGAGACTCAATCATGAGGGGCAACTGGATCGATGATAGACCAGAACCTACTCCCAACATCGTATCAGAACTAAATAAAAAAGCTATTAAAATTATAGAAAAGAATGGATCAACCTCATAACTTAGAAGCAGAAGAGGCGTTGCTGGCCTGTTGCTTAATAGACAATGCTTCCTACGACAGCATCAGCACCATCGTCAACGCAGACGATTTCTACGGCACTTCCAATAAAGTAATCTTCAAGGCTATATCTAAGTTATGCTCCTCTGGTCAGGAGTTCTCTGAACTCGACCTTGATGAGTTACTAAAGCGTGAAGGCACAGACAAGGAAGCAGGTGGACTCAGCACCATAATGTATATACAGGGGCAAGCTAGTAGTTCTATGCAGATAGGAAGCTATGCCAAGATTATAAAAGAGAAGTCTAAGTTACGTCAGATCATTCGCACCTCCCGCATCGCCATTGAATCAGCGAAAGAGAACCAAGACCCAGACGTAATCATTGCTGACATCGAAAGGGCTGTTACCGCTACCCTAGATAACAACTCTGCTACTGACCCGTCCATCAGAGTAGCCGCCGAGTCCTTACGTGAGGACTTCAAGAAGATGCAAGAGGGAACCTACGATACCTTTGCCCTACCAACTCGGATCAAGCAACTAGACGATAAGCTTAGTGCGGGTGGCATAGCCAACGGAGAGGTAATGGTTGTTGCTGCTCCCACCTCCTGTGGAAAGACTTGTATCGCCCTCAACGTAGCCCTACAGAATGGTGTGACTCACAGCAAGCCGGGTCTATACTTCTCCTTTGAGATGCAAGCCAAGAGCCTAGCAAAGCGTATGATACAGACCTGCTCTGCCGTGAACCTCAACCAGTTCCAAGAGGGTGTGCTATCCGCAGAGAAACAGAAGCGGGTGTGGGATGCTACCGAAAGAGTAGAGAACGCCCCCATATACACAGAGCACTACGTCAGGAACATAGATGAACTTCGGTCACGCGCTCGTATGTATAAACGTAAGCACCACATTGAATGGATTGTGATAGACTACTTGCAACTTGTCCCTTGGAACACTAAATTAAAGAAGCATGACGGCATCGCAGAGGTTAGCCACCAGATAAAACTTATGGCTATGGAGTTAGATCTACCTGTTATACTGTTAGCACAAGTAAACAGAGAGGGAGCCAAACGCGAAACTGGTATTACCCTATACGACTTGAAGGACTCCGGGGACATTGAGAACGACGCAGACATTATTCTCTTGCTATGGCCTAATGGCTCAGATACAAAGGAAGCCACAGTCCACAACGATCCTGTTCATGGCACACACATCTCTATCAAATACAACATAGCAAAGCAACGTGAAGGCGAGCGAGACCAGTATGGTAAGTTTGTTTTCCAAAACAACATAGGCAGATTTAGTTGAATAATTTTCTACACATGATTTAAGTTTGTGCCGATGGATACATAGTCTTCGTGACTCCATCGGTTAAGCTCCGACTCCTCTTAGCAGTTTCACAAGAGTAGACCCACAGTAGAATGGGAAGGGGTTCAAATTTAAATCATGACATTTTATAACTCTCACTAAAATAAATATGACACAGGAAAACCTAACACAGAAGCAAGCCTATAACCTCTATCTAGAAGGTTTTAGTTACCATCAAATCGCTGAAGACTATGGAACAACCGCAGAGGCTGTGCGCTCTAAGATTAGGCGATACAAAGCCACTGTCCCTGCTGCACAGGGTAACGAGCGAGTCCTGGTCATAGCGGATACCCATTGCCCCGCCATGCACAGCGGCTACATAGACTTCCTAGTCTCCATATTTCACAAGCATAAATGCACACGGGTAGTCCACATCGGTGACCTGGTAGACTGGAACGCCATTAGCTTCCATGAGAAAGACCCATCCATGCCTAGCGCAGCAGACGAGTTTGTATCAGCAGCCAAGCAGGTTAGAGCACTACACAGGGCTTTCCCGGAGGTAGACTACCTCGTTGGTAATCACTCAGCCCTGCCAGAGCGTAAGGCACAGAGTGTTGGCCTACCACCAGAGGTAATACTCAACTTCAAAACATTATGGGGTCTTGACGGGTGGACGATACACCCTAGGTTCACAGACCTAGTAATTGATGGAGTCATATACAGACACGGAGACAAGGAGAAGGGAGGACAAATGTCGGCTCTGAAGAACGCACAAGCCCAGTTCAAGTCCTTAGTCATGGGTCACCTCCACGCACAAGCTGGCATCAACTACCACGCCAACCAGGATGACATTGTCTTTGGTATGAACGTAGGCTGTGGGGTAGATCATCACCACCCTGCCATGAACTACGGGCGTGTCTACGCTGCCAAGCCAATCCTTGGATGTGGTGTAGTATACTCACCCAAGCTCGCTTTCTTTGAACCAATGTTTATCTAATTACTATGCCTGAAGAAACCAGAATAACCTACGCAATGTATGACCAGATGTGGTTTGATTTTTCCAACGGACTTATCACAGAGGAAGAATGGAGAAAGTTTTTCAATAAACTTCTTGATCAAATGATGAACGACGACGAGTATGAGATGGCTCGCTCTGACCCCAAAAACACAAAGGCATAAATATGATGTACGAACACAAACTAGAAATGGACAACTACACTGGTAGCATAACCAATGTCATTGTAGAGTTTGAGGCTGACGCACCATCATCACGCGACCCAGAGGTCAGGGGTATATATTATCTTGAGTCAGACGAACCTTTGTCTAGCGATGATCTTTCATATCTGTTTGAGTGGATCGAACAAGACTCAGGCAAGTGGCAACCAATTTCACATAATAAATAAATGCAACAAACAAAAACTCCATCCGTATACAATATTAACTCTGAAGTAATTCTGGCAAAAGGCTTAGATGCTATGACTAAATCATGCGAGGCTCTGACTACCCAGAACGAAAGACTAAACAAGGATATAGAAAATTTAAAAAATAAGATTAATATGCTTCAACATCGCATCTTATCTAACGCAGAAGAGCGAGAATAACTTTGCGGTTTATGAATTTTCCGCAAAAGAGTAAGTCGTGAGTGCTCCGGAAAGGTTTGTTTATTACATGTCGCCTATATAGGGTTGCCGTCAGCCAGCCTTCCAACCACGACGCTGACACCCTTAACTTTATAGACCTCGACTAGCACCAATGATAGAGTCATTGACAGCTTCTCGGAAATTAGGGTCAGCATCGCCCTCTCTAGCTAATGCTTGAATTCCTTTTTCCGATGAAAACATAAGCGAAATAACCTTAGAGAAATTCTTTTCAAACTCTTCTTGAGAAACCTTTTTGTTCAAAAGTTTCATCAACGGAATTAACGCATCTGTGCCGTATGCCCAACCCATAATTCTGTTACGAACTGAACCCATAACGTCACCGACGAAATAACCAGCGATGTTGCCTGGTGAGAATATAAATCGTGGCTTAATATCTTGGGTGGATGATTTCCTAACAGCAGAAGCAGCATCTAAAACTTGATTTGCAGCAATAATCTCAGTAGCTTTCTTTTTGCCTAATACGGCCTCCATGTTCGCCCTAAGAGTTTTGCCATTCTTACCTGCTAAGTCAGCCGCAAAGCGTTGAGGGTTCCATATTCCTGCTCCAGTTGAGTCTAATTGTGCTCCACCGCTATACCTAGCAAAGAACTGTGAAATATATTCTTGTCGTACGGCTAAAATTTCATCAGGTGAACCTTTCGCTATTTGAGCCATAGCCTGTCTAACTTTGTTGGTATTCCCGGTAATTAAGGCATCTGCAAATAAATGCGGGGTCAGTTCTGAAAAATCTCCTTTAATGATATTTCTTAATATAACATTATCAGCAATCTTTTTAGCCTCTGCTTCTTTAGCTGTTCTTGCGGCAATAGTCTTAGACAAGCTTCTAACAGCATCTGTACCATATTGACCAAACAACTCTTCAATCTCTTGAGTTGTAATCTTACTAAGATCAGCACCCTTGGTCTTTCGGACTATTTCATTAAGAGTATCAAAAGACTTCAATTGACGTTCGCCAAACAGTTCAGTAATTATACTGCGATCTGCATTGCTCAAACGAACACCATTAGACAAGTCAGTTGTGCCATCAACGCCTAACTTAGATAGGAAGGCTTGCTGAAGTTCTTGCCTTGCTACAGATCGAGTTATTTCATCGGCAGGATCAAGGGAATCAAGTGCTTGCCTAATTTTGGCTGGGTCACTAAGAATGTCGTTCATAACCTCGGATGGCGTATTAACTCGCCCACCCGCACGTTCAGCTAACGCTCTACCTGCTGGCCCCCTCTGGTAAGCTAGCATCCTATCCGTATAGAACTTGTTGGCGTTATCGTAAGCTTGAAGAAAATCTGCTCCTGATCTTTTTGCTATTCGATTTCTTAGGTCGCGAAGAGCATCTGCTGCAACCGAAGCAACTTGAACTTGGGTTTTGCTGCCCACTGCTCCTCCTGCCGGAATAGCATCTTGTACTGTTTCAATCAACTCTCGCAAAGTTTGAAAGTCTACCCTTCCAGCCTTCTTTTCTAAATCTGCAATTTCTTTTTGAAGTTTTTTAGTGCTTGGTTTTTTCCCAGAAGCTATTTGTTCTTTGAGGTATCTTGCTCGCCTTTGAGCCGCTACTTTAACTTGAAATTCGTTAAGTATTTCATTAACCTTAGCGTTTTCTTTAACTTTAAACTTCTTGAGTGCACCCCTAATAGCATCAACTACTTGACGGTCAGATGCTGATATACCTTGTTCAGCAGCTATACGATTAACTTGAGCATAGTTTTCAGCATTTTGTCTTGCAACATTAGCCTGAGCACTCTCAAATAGCCTCACGTATCGTTGACCAATCTTGTCCATGTTGACTGCATCCTTGGCTGCAAGTTTATTCAGACGACGAGAGAAGGTTCCTTGAAGTTCTTTAGCTGCTTCTTTGTCAAGCCTAGCTACATCATCAATCAGTGTTTGATACTCACCTGCAATGCGTTGTGCGGCTCTACCAAAGCTTTCACCTGTATCTGTAACGCCTTCGCTAGCGGCTTGCTTATAAGACGCAATATTGTCACGAAGCCTTGCGTATCTTTCTGCAATCTTACTTCCCGGTCTACTTGCAGCAATTTCAGAGGCAGCCTCAGTTGCTCCTCTACCTACCCTCATGTCAGGGGTAAGTTTTAATCCACCCTGTAATTTAATAGCCTCAGACTTGTTTAGTATGGTTTCGGCTTTTGTTAGGCTAGAGGTTAGGTCTTCAGCAATGTTTCGACCTATTTTCCCAGAGATACCTTTAGCTATTCCTGCGGTAGCCAGATCAATGGGAGCCATAATTGCAGTCTCGATGGCTGTTCTTTTAGCTATATCTCCTGGTCTAATAGGTTCACCACTTAAAGCACGAACAGCGGCATCTTGTAATCCCGCTACAGCTGCATAACCAGCAGCACTACCAGCAGCAGTTCCTAAGACTGGGCTAAGTAAAGAACCGCCTACGGCCCCAGCAACAGCACCAGCCGTAGGTAAAACTTCACCAGCAGTATCAGCAAAGAAGTCAGCAATAGATGTTCCTTCTTCGTCTACGGCACGAAACTGATTATTTGTTTCTTGAGCATCGCGATATAAAAGTTTAGTCTTACCACCTATTTCTATAGCCTCAATGTTTTCTCGGCCATATCTGTCCTCAAGCTCTTTGAACTTGTCTTGTTCTGTGGGTTGAAACGATAGACTTAATCGACCCTTGAACCCCATGCCTTGGGTTACATCAACCTCTGAATCCTTAAGTCCTAACGAGCGAGCTACAAGTTTGCTCATCTTGGCTCTTTCAGCATCCTTGCCCAAAGGAACAAAGTTTTCGTCAACCTTGTAGTTGCCGGAATTGAGAGATTCTCTTGCGTTCTGCTGAAATGTTGGATGCGCCCTAATGGAGTCAGCAAATAGTTTGGCATCTTCGATTTCTCCAAGTTCGTCAGCCCTAACAAATGCGTTTTGTAGCTGTTCTAGTGTTGCCATATTAGTTATATTTTGGGTCTGATAGTAGTGTATCCGCAGCACTTGCTACGTTTCTGTCATTGGGGATAGCCCCGGCAGCAGTGCCACCCGCACCGCTAGTTGTGCCGCTAGCACCACCACCTCGGTTGCCATAGACTTTATTAGCAGCTCCTTCACCGTATTCCGCACTGTGTGTGTTCCATGCGTTATCTAGCATATTATTAAACTCACCCTGTAGTTGTCTTAGGTTGCTTCTGAATAAATCTGGGCTAACAAACGGGTTAAGATTTGCAAACTTAGCAGTAAGAACATTTAATTCTCTTTCAGACAAAGAACCAAAACCCGTTGCCCCAGTTGAAGACAATCTCTTTAGTTCTGCCATTGCACCCAGAGCAACATTAGATTGTAAAAACTCAGTGTCTGCAACTTGGTCATACGCAGAAGTTCCCGGAACAAAGGATGCAGTTTTACCAAAGAATCCACTTCCAAAGAACTCATTTGAACGACCGCCCATACGAGTCATAGCATCATTCATATTGCTTATTGCAGACACCATTGTTCTTCCGCTCGTTTCAGCTTTTGCCTCATCTACGGTTGCTTCCTTTGAGGCTTTAATTCCTGCGTCAAGTTCCGTTTTTAAATCTTTGGCGAGTTCGTAGTCAAACTTCCCTTCAGCAAACTTTTGTTTGCGTAAATCCAACTGTTGATCAAATGTAAGGCCACTTGTTGTTTGTAGTGGCAGACCTGTCCTCACATCAACACCTAGTTCAGCGGCAACTTGATTACCGCGAGCAATTTCGCGAGGAGTAGCACCACGGGCATTTGCCTTAGCCATATCAGTTTGGTCTGCCATGCTAATGCCATCGCCTCTTGCTGCCCTACGCTCACGATCACTTACTGCTTGGTCACCAGGTAGTCGAGCGTCAAGTCTAGCCTCGCGTTCAGCACTAAGTTCATCCATTTGTTTTGGAGTCAGCGTTACTCCACGACCACCCAAAGGACTTTCTTCTCTAGTAAACCCTTGTTCCGGCATTGCTTGACCACTTAAGAACTCCGATAGTGATGCACCGCCTACAGTAGTTAATCCGTTTGTGGGAGTAGTTGTTGCTTGTCCCTGCGCTGTCTCTTGCCCCTGCGTTGCCCCTTGAATCTGAGCGTTAGAAATAGCTTGTTGATTCATGTCCATGACTTGGTTTTGTTCAGGCAGGGCGTTCATGATAGCCGCTTGATTCATGGTCATACCTACGGGTAAACTATTATTCGCATTAAAAGGAGTAGGGTTTTCTATAGTTTGGCCCGTAAATAGATCAATAACAGATGACGGTGCATCTATGATGCCCGGAGCAGCTTGTCTTGGCAAACCCATTCCTTCTCTTTCATCTGCGCGTTCTAGCATTTCAAGTAGTGCGTTGCTAGGGGCAACTGGTGGAGTTGAAGTTGTTGGTGAAGGTGTGATAGCGTTTACATCTATACCAGGCTTTAGATCGCCACCGGGAGTAAACACAGAAAGAGCATTTATTCTGGATGGCGCAACGTCGTCAGCATAAGGAAGAAAACGAGGTTGCCCCATTAGGGCATCCCCTGTATCTATAGCAGGTGCTTCTTCTTCTTGTCCGATAAGGGTGTTTTCTAGCTCTTCTTCTTCGTCCATAGGGTGTATTATATCATAAAGGGTTAGGTGTAAGTGTAATAATTAAGTTAGGTGGGATTGATTCCATTTATCACAACCGTTCCACTACCTGTAGTCTCCGATGTAAAAATAAAATCAGCTACTTTTGGCTTAACTGCCGCAGGAAATGTTACTGAGTACGAACCGCTAATGTTTTGAGAAGCAGCGTCTTCAAACAAAGTTGTATGAGCGTCACTGCCTATAGTAACATAACGAATCACAAATGAAATATTATCTTGTTGTCCAGAGGCGCAGGTTCCAGAATAAGTACCAGACAAGGTAAAACTTTGAGCAGCTTGATAGGCAAAACTTATTCCATCAAACTCAAGAAAAGCAGCACCTGAGTCAGGGGAAACTGTTTCGCTAACTGTTGCATTATTTGAACTGACATTTTTATACTGACCTGAAGTTAGTCCTCCGACATAATACTTCCAATTATCGCTGGACCAAGACCTTTTGTTACAATTAACTGGCGGGGTAGCTTGAGAGGCAGATGTTGGTTGATTTACAAAGGAATCGCCCCCAACGGCAAACGGTCCTGCTCTGAGAATAGCGTTGGGCATTATACGGACTTAGTTAAAAATATTTTTTGACCAGCAGTATTGTCGGACTTCACTATGTCTAATGTTTGTTGAGAAAAACCAGACAAACCACTTGAAGTCCCTGCGGCTGCTCCGTCTATATCTGCTGTTGGTGCAAGTGTTGTTTCTAGGTCAAACGCTTCCCCTGGTATAATTGGTTCAGATGTTATCAATGTCGCATTAGAATATATCTCGGCCAGAGATACTTCCTCTTCATTGTTAACTTTATCAGAAGCGTTTGGGTTAGTTATTGGATCACTCTCAGGATCGCCGTATATTAGTTCATTGTCCATTATGTAAAGGTAACAACAAAGTCAGCGTTGGCTATAATACCGTCTAAAGTAAATGTTGTTCCACTTACAGTTTGAGTAATGCCATCATAAGTTATTGATGCTGGTTGTTCACTAAAGGTAAAATCAATACTGTCTCCCTCTGCTCTATAAATATCGCCTGTAGGAGACATTGTTTCACTGCCAGTGCTGCTGCCAATTGAGGCAACGGTTTTGTATCCAAACACAGCTTCAATGCTATTAGCTCCGTCAATATTTGTAAATGTATGTTGTTGTGCTATTGCTGGATTAGATATTGATTGAGCAGAGCCGTTTACAGTAAAACTAACAACGTGTCTCTGAACAGAGGCATCAGATGAAATAACGGGCGTAGCTGTATATACAGGACTAGTGCCAGCCGTATGCTCGTTGTATCCCTCTGGGAATGTAACTCCTCCAAATAATCCAGAGATAGTTCCGTTTTCTGATGCACTTGAATTAACAGAAGCTCCGGTAAATGTTACATTAGTTTTTAAAAAATATTGGGTTCCACTTTGATCTCTTAAAAAGGGAACTACCTTTGATCTATAAATACCACTAGTGTTATAAGAAGTTGAGCCAGTTGCTTCAATTTGACTTACAGCAAGATATCGACCACTACTCCCCACCGTAGCTGTTCTTGATGCACCAGCTCCTACTAAATATTTTGGAAAATTTTTAAACTCAGTTGCAGATCCAAATGCACCTCCAGAAGGATTAACAAAAGTGTCCACAATTGATAAACTGCACCAGTTTATTCCATCGTCAGAATAAGCAACTTCTGCATCCGCATCACTTGATGTAGTCAAAAAAACCTCAACAAGACCTTCCCTTCTGTATGTTTGAGGGACTGATGTAGCCTTTGGCGCAATCCCAACGCTAGTCGATCCTCCAAAGCCAGTTGATCCCGCAGTGCTAACAGCACTTGACATTGTGCCTGGTTTTGTAACAGTAAAGTATTCGTTATACTCACTGACCTTCAAAGGATTAGAAAATCCATCGTTAATTACGAATTGAGTATATTGCGGAACTCCATCAGCATCATAACTTTCTGTAGGCATAAAAAACAGTGCATCGGACTCCAATACGGTTTCTGTACCTGGCTTAAATATAGGGTCCCTTGCGTGAATTACACTAGCAGGTTGACCGCTACTTTGAATCTGGAATGACTGAATCGTAGTCATAGGAGTTCCAGAGTTAGGACGTATTGATATTACTTCTCCTAACTCATTAAACTTACCTGCTCTTTGTCCGAATCCCATAACTAGCACTTCCAACGCTTCAAGGCTAATGCCTTACGTGTTGGTCTTCCTTTCTTGTCCTTCATTGGACCCTTGACTCCTGCCATTCTAGCACAGAATGATTTCTTTCGAGCTAACTTCTTACCCTTGGGGTTGGACTCCGTAACGGGGGGCTTGAGGTTAGCCCCAGTCTTGCGCTTGAAGTAAGCGCGGCCAGCGGCGGTAAGTCCTCCCTTTTTACTTTTGTGTTCCTTCCTCATTAGCTTCTTACCTTTGCTCTGGGTGTGTTGGCTACAACTGTCTTTCCTCTGGCTCCTGCTGCCTTTTTCTTTCTAGCAGTGCTTGCTCTCTCCGCTTTCGTAAGACTAAGAGCCTTTCTCTTAGGGAGGCAACGGTCAGGGTTTTTCTTGTCTTTCGACGTTCCGCAAGGTCCTTTGATTGATCCATCAGTTCCAATCCTTACCCAGTTCTGCTTGAGCCATTCTTTTAGTTGAGCCATTATCTACCCTTTCGTTTACCACCTTTGGACTTCTTGGCATAGTTAGGGTCCTTGCAATACTTAGACGCAGCTAGGTTCGCGTAAGCGGACGGATACGTGTCAAACGTCCGTCTAGCCCAAGCCTTACCTTCAGGGCATATCTTACCCCCGCTTTTTGCCTTTTTCTTTGCCATTACTTAACATTTTTAACGTATTGCGTCACCCTTGGGCCTCGCAATCCCATTATACTAAAGTTTGCATCTGATCGCGTAAAAGGAGATGTTGACGTATTTTTACGAGTGCCTCTCATTTTTGCTCCTGGCCTAGCTGCTCTAGCACTAAATGAGGTTCCAATGTTCCTTTCTCGATATTCGCGATTCAACTTGTCTTGCAAGTTTGCATCAAGTGGACGCCGTTTAAATTCATCTGGCGATGGTGTTTTAAAAATAGCTACTTGTTCTGGCGATGTAATCCTCATCGTAGAACGCCCTGTCAGTTGATTATTTATCATATTATGCTTTCTATTAATTAATTAGTTTGCTTTTCTTGGCATTATTTAAAATATTTTTTTTCTTAAAAAGGCAGTGCTTCTATTTTTATTTTTACTTAAAGTCATATCCTCTAAACCAAAACTTCCTATAGACCCTAGTACCCTGTCAATTGACATATCTACTCGCCTTAAACTACGTTGTAATTTATTTTTTGGAAGGTTAAATTCTCTGGAAGCGGAGCTTTGTGGTCTTAATCTTCCCGTTGATGTCACACGGTTAATTTGATTAGCATTCGGTCTTTTACGAATACCAGCTCCTCCTTTTATCTGTATTGAACCTTTAGATTTGAATGGATTATACATAATATTATCTTTCTATTTCTTCTTTTTCTTATTCTTTACGAGTGATTTGAGTAGCTTCGCTTGCCCGGCGTGAGCCTTGGATGCTTGCTCAAGTTTTCTTGCTACACTTAGTATTTTGCGGTGCATTACTTCTTCTTCTTTTTCATAGGCATCTTCTTCATCCCTTTAGCCTTAGCAGCTTTAGATGGACGACCTACTTTGCTTCCGTATGTTCCTTTTCCCATTGGCATAATATTATCTTTCCTTTATTTGATTACTGATTTTACCCAAGCAATAATCTTGGATATAGCGGATTTTACCTTAGTGATAA